AGGTGAAAAAGAAAGAGCAATAAATACTACAATGTACGAAGAATATTGTGAAGGCCTTGAAATTTCAGAAGGGCCACGTTACTGGAAAATTACTGGTAAAAGTGGATCAAGTAGATCAGTTAAAGGTTTTATTGTAAAAGCTGGAGACAAAAAATTCCGAGAAGGTGATATGTTGAAGCCTGCCGGATGGAATGCACCAGCTAGAAACTTTGCTAGAGGAAACGTATTTGAAGAAAGAGGAAATGTCCGTTGGACTGGAATAGGATAATATGTTTATGACTACAAAGATTATAGGAATTAGTTTATTAGCAATGATGTTATTAACTTATATTTCCTTCTTTTCGGGATTAAGTTTTTTACATTCAGATTTTATAGTACTTTTAAGATATTTAAATTTACCAGAAAGTGTCTGGCATTTTTTAGACACTTATTTATATAATGGAGCATTATAAACCTAAGCGTTCTGAGTAGGTGGTTGGTAGAATGGTTCAGAGATAGTATCCGTTCGTAGACGGCTCTGCTAGGGTAACTCCCCCTAATGTGACTCTGAGGTAGGAACGTTATGTGGATTGGTTGCAGTCAAGTATGGAAAAACCCGATGATTGCACATGCAAGGTAGAAATTGTCTGGTCGTGAGACAACAGAGTTTCGATACTATGGTGGCGAAGTACAAGGATCAATCCATGGCTTTTTTTCATTTTTGTCTTGACATTGTTTCGTCAGTATGAGATAATATAGGTGAATGATGAGAGATGTTTTATGAGATATGTTTTATTAGGAATTTTATTGGGATATGGATTTAGTTTTATTAGTCCAGAATTCAACAATTATGTGTTTTCCCATTTCACATACTTTTGTAGATGGGCAAACCTTCCAGAATCAATATGGATTTGGATGGACAAATATATTTTCTATGGAAGACTATGATTAATACATTATGTCATATAATATTTTTGGTGGTGATATGTTCACCTATTTTAATAATTGGAATGGAGATTTTATTATGAGTACAAATTCGTTAGTTGCTTATTTGAGAGAAGATGGGTCGGTTGTTTCATCTTATGTACATTGGGATGGATATACAACTAGTGTTGGATTGACCCTGTTAGAAAATTACAACTCTGAAGAAAGTGCAAGTGAACTTGCAACTGAATTGGGATATGCATCTTCCTTGAGAGAAACCATTGAGGCCTCTCTTGAAGACCGAGCAAATTCAGATGAGGCTGTTGAACATAGTTCTTTTGCAGAGTTTGAAAGTTATGTTCGGGATAATAGTTATATTGAATATGCTTACATTTGGAGAAATGGAACTTGGAATGTAGGTTCTTATACTTCAGAAAAAATTGGAACTGGTCGATTTGCTGAATACAATTATAATTGGAATGGTTGGGAAGACTTGACTACTGTATTTGTTCGTGAAGGATATGCGGAAATAAACAGAATTAATAATAATTCTAGTCTATCGTCTGAGTATCGAGAATGGGCGAGTGAATTGAGTGATATGGTTATGAGTTGGGACAGAGTTGTTTCATCTAGAATTGGAAACGAATTAGCAACATTGTAATATGGAAAATTTTGAAGCAGTAATGTTAGCAGAAGGTGTAGAGGAAGCATCTTCAGAAGAAGAACTTATTAGTGCATGGCAACACCTTATTGATACAGGTCTTGCGTGGTCACTACAAGGTTGGTTTGGTAGAACCGCTACAGATTTAATATCTGAAGGAATCTGCCATGAGTGATTATCTGGAACGCTTACGAAAAGAGTTCGCAGAATCTGCGGAAAACTTTTCACCCAAGCCTCCGATAGATCATCCAGATATTCGATTAATAGAACAGGATATGTACTTAGTCGGATTCGGTCCAAATCTTAATGGTATATTGTCAGAGAATAGTCTTGACAGATATACTTTTATAGGTTTGGAAAAAATAGGTATTAGAAAAATTTGGACAATACCAGAAACCCCTATAGAATGAATTTAACATGACTAGAGAAGAATTAAGTGAAGCCACTAATCGGTTTTTAAAAGATGGTGGTAAGATTACGAAACTCCCAGCCGGACCTGATTTCAGTTTTCAGGCATATACTGTCAGAGTACCAAAAAGTAATAGAGTAGATTTAACAGCGATGGAAGATCCTAAATCTAAAAAACAAATGGAAGCATTTGAATCTGGTAAACTATGAGACAGGATAGTAAACACCATTATACTATAGAAATTCTTTATCATTTCAATTGTGGATGTTGTGAAAATTGGTGGAGTTATCCGTACACACCTAATCAATTACACAATTATGATTTAGAATTAGTAGAACAAAAAGTTTGGTGTCCACATTGTGGACATACTCAAGAAATTAAAGTTAAAGACGGATTCATATTGAGAGATTAAAAATGGCTAGAAAAAAGACTACAATTCAACGAGAAACAATTAAACCTGTAAAGAAGAAAAGAAAACTCTCTGAAGAAGCTAAAGAGAAGTTGAGAAATCGTCTCGCTGAAATGAGGGCTAAGAAGAAACCCGCAGAATATAAAAATATTTCTAAGAGGGTCTTAGACCTTCCAGATGATGATAAGTATTCTTTCAAAAATGTCAAAGAATGGATTAAAGAGTCCAAAGACAAAGTTGCAGAACTTAGTAAAATTGCTAGGAGTATTAGATCTGCTCCATTAGAAAAACAAAAAGCTGCAGCAGAGGTTGACCATAAGAAAGCATATATTAGGTACTGTGAATATTACCTCAAAACTGGTGATTGGATTAGTATGTTTTCTGGAGTGAATGAAACACAGAAAGTTGTTCCACGATGTGTTGCAATGGCATATCATCCAGACGGAAGACCTAAAAGGTCAGTCGGTATATTCTATCCAGATATTAATGCAATCTGGACTCAGAGTATGGAAGAAAATATTATTGAAGAATCAACCCATGTTAAGGGTAAACCAGTTGTAGAAAAATTAACAGCAGTTACTGATAAACAATTTACAGCAAGTTTATGATATGTTCTTATTGTTATAAAACACAAATTAGTATAAAACATGATGTGGGTCATTGGTGGAATAATCCACCTGACTCCGTTTATGTGTGCTCTGATGAATGTTATACTGAACTTGAGAAACTTGTTCAGAATGGAACATGGATGGAACATAAACCGAAGGCTATATTTGGAAAGAAGGGTGAAAGTTCAAGTCCAAATTTTGGAAAAGTTCCAGAAGCTATAACTGATAAACAATTTACTGAAGATGTATAGTGGTTGACAAATAGAAAATTTGTGGTATACTAATAATAAGATGTTGCCTAGGGTAATCATGGTGCACAATCTCTCTCCACCTAGTCCTTCAGCTAGGTTCAATATGTGCGACTCATTACCATGAAAAGCATTGCTGTCTAGGCAACATACACACATTTATGGAGATTTATTTTGACAGAATTAAAGATTGATTTTAGTGGTGAAGAACAAGTAGCACCACCAGAAACACCTAAGGCCATGGGTGGTACTGAATTAGTACAAAAATGGTTATTCAGTAGACTTGATCCAGAACTGAAAAATTACTTCCAATGGATCGCATCTAGAAAAAGACATCTAGAAGATAAACCCCGCCTATTTTGGGCTCATGATTTAGCCCAAGATCCAGAAGTAGAATTCCTCAAAGAACCAAACAATCAATTGGACTTTGCGAAGATTATTTTTGTGTCACATTGGCAACAATATCAATATGGTGTATATTTGGGTGTTCCTTATGATCATGGTGTGGTAGTTCAACATGCAGTTGACCCTATTCCAATACATGAGAAACCTAAAGATAAAATTAATTGTATTTACTTTAGTACACCACATAGAGGATTGGAAGTTCTTCTTGATGCTTGGAATTATATGAAAAATGAAATGAAGTCTGAAGCAGTAGATGCTGCAGAACTTAATGTGTTTTCAAGTTTTAAATTATATGACCGGCCTCACATGGATGAACAATATAGGCATGTATATAAAAAGGCCCGAGACATGGAATCGGTCAATTATAATGGAACAGTTTCAAATGATACCATTAGGGAAGAGCTAACAAAAAATCATATATTAGCATATCCATCCGTATACATGGAAACATCTTGTATTACAGCTATTGAATCATTAAGTGCTAAGTGTTTGGTTGTGTGTCCTAATCTTGGAGCACTTCCAGAGACTTGTGCTAATTTTGCTTGGTTGTATGGATATGAACCAAATCCAGAAAGACACGTTGTAGTTCATGCTCATATATTAGCTCGAGCTATTGAAGCATATTGGAAAGATGAAACACAGGCTTTGATGAATTTACAGAAATCATACTTTGATATGTTCTATAATTGGGACATTAGAATTAATCAATGGAAGGCGTTCCTACAATCCTTGAGGGATGGAATTGAAGCAGAAAAATGATATTATTAGATTATTCACAAACTGTCATTGGGTCGTTTATGGCGATGTCCAAAGGTGGTGGTATAGTTGAAGAAGATATGTTAAGGCATATCATACTTAACACTATTAGACAATTTAGAAAACAATTTGTAGAACAATATGGAGAAATCGTAATTTGTTGTGACCATTATAAGAATTGGCGAAAAGATGTATTTCCAGAATATAAAGCTAATCGTAGACCTAAAAGGGATTCTGACCCAGTAGATTGGCAACACCTTTTCGATTGTCTTAACATTATGCGAGATGATTTGGAAAAATACTTTCCATACAAAGTAGTTTATGTAGAGGGAGCAGAAGCTGATGATATTATTGGAGTATTGGTTCATCATTATAAAGAAGTACCTACTCTTATCTTATCCAGCGATAAAGATTTTATGCAACTACATATTGAGAATGGTATTGACCAATGGTCCCCTTTACAGAAGAAATTTCTTAAAGGAAATCCTCAAGATTCACTATATGAAAAGGTAATAAAGGGTGATACGGGCGATGGTGTACCTAATATTCTGTCTTCTGATGATACATTTGTTACTGAAAATAAGAGACAAAAACCAATAACACAAAAGAAATTAGATGCTTGGAAAGATTCGTATTTAACTGAAACCTTTGATGATTGGACTGAGGATATGTACAGAAATTACTGTAGAAACAAGTCAATGGTTGATTTGAGGGAAACACCAGAATCAATTCGTATAAATATAATCACAAACTATGAAGCTCAGGAGTTAGGAAGTCGAACCGAACTTTTGAATTACTTCGTAAGTAAGCGTTTGAAAAATCTTATGGAACATATTGAAGAGTTTTAGACATGGCAGTAAGCTTACCAAAAATACTTAGAGAAGTTGCAAAGGCTAAGAACAAGGATGAGAAAAAGACAACCTTAATCAAATATGATAACGGAGCTCTTAGGGAAATCCTAAAATATACATATCACCCCGATATTAAATTTCTCTTACCAGCAGGAAATCCCCCATATAAAAGCGTTGTAGATGATTCAGATAATCCTACATACTTGTATGGCCTGATAAGGAAATTATATCTATTTGTTGAGGGTGGAAATCCTAATCTCAAACCAGCAAGGAGAGAATATTTGTTTATAGAAATGTTAGAAAGTATTCATCCACAAGAAGCCGAACTTCTCTTACAAGTTAAAGATAAAAAATTAAAATGTAGGGGATTAACTTATAACTTGGTTAAGGAAACTTTTCCAGAATTGTTGCCATGAAAACACTAAACGAAAGAATAGTCGAATTACAGAAGGTAGACTCTGAAGGAGTTATATCTACTGAGGAAGCTGAACTTAGGCAATTAAATCTTCTTGGTATGGAGCCAAAAGATATTAAAGTAGTTCTTGCACATGAGTTTGGAGTTCATCTGACTATGGATTGGGATGCAGTAAGTGAAAAATTTTCTACCAATCATGGTGGAAATACTTGGAACTCTAATTTTGATTATAAAGACTTCATGGAATCGCCTTGGACACAAGGTAAGAACTATGTAAGAAGTGCCCGCCGAAGATAAGTTTCCTATAATTTTTAACCCAATAAAAAGAGGCGTATGAAGAAATTCATTTTTCTGGTAGGTCTTTCTATGTTTTGGTCGTTGGCGACCAATTCAGGCACTACTAGCAAATACTGGGTTCCTCCAACATCTATTGAGGAAGCACATTACTTTACTGGTTCACAGTATGAAGCAGTTAAAAGGTTTCCAGATAAAATACCATTTAAAGATGCTGTATTAATGGACCCACAAGAATTAGAATGTATGTCAAAGAACATTTACTTTGAGGCTGCAGTGGAATCAACTGCTGGAAAATTAGCTGTTGCACAAGTAACGCTAAATCGTGTGAGATCACAAACATTTCCAAACTCAGTATGTTCTGTAGTATATGAAGGGAGACATGATGCGAATGGATTCCCTAAAAGAGATCAATGCCAATTCAGTTGGTATTGTGATGGTAAACATGATACACCGAATAAAGGTAGAATGTGGGAAGAATCAAAACAGATTGCACTCTATGCACTATCAAATATTGACATGATAGACATTACAGATGGAGCAACTCATTATCATGCAGATTATATTCCAAATCCACGATGGGCTATCGCTAGACATAGAACATTACAAATAGATACTCACATTTTTTACAATAAAAATAAAACGCGAAGATTTTGATTTTTGACTTGACAAGGTTCACTCTTTAGGGTATAATAGCTACTGAACAATAAGAGTGAACCTTTTTTATTAGAGAGATAATATGAAGAAAATTTTACTTACTGTTGCTTTTGGAATCGTATCTTCTACTGCAATGGCTGAATATGTTTGCAATCGTCTTGAAGGTTGTGAACTTTTTCCAAAAGCAAAGACTGTAGAGGGATACTGTCCTACTTGTGTATGGGAAGAAGAAAAAAAGGAAGTTGTTTTACCAACTCCTAAAAAGTCTAGTAGACATAATCGAAATTATGAAGTTACAGTATGTAGCCATTGGAGTCCTCTTTCAGATGAAGACGGACCTACTTGTCGAACAATAGCTTCTAATTAAAATACTAAATTGGAAACACATTGGTCTGAGGTTATTATGGAAGAAACCTATTTGGGCGATAAAAATACTAAAGGTGAATTTTTCCTAAAATTAGAAAATATAATTAAGAAACACGATTATCAAGTTCATAAGTTCGTTGACCGCAAAGGTCGCGAAGCCATGTTTTATAATTATAAAGGAGATTCATTTTCAATAGGTGATTGTATTTTAGTTAAAGCTACTATTGCCGACCACCGAGAATTTAAAGGAAAACCCTTTACATATCTTAATCGCGTAACTGTTATTTCTAATCATGGTTCAAAGGAGAGTCCACGTGCCAACGTATGATTATGCTTGTGACAAATGTGATAATGCATTTGAAGAACAGCACACTATAGCAAATAGAAAAGTACCAGAAGGTAAATGTACAAAATGTAATGATGGGGATGTCCGTCAAGTAATTGGTCTTACAGGATTTGCATACGATAATATAAAAGCAGGAAATAGTGCTAAGGCTAACAAACCGCCTGGGTGGATGACAGATAAACTTAAAGAAATTAAAAAGAAACAGCCAGGTGCGACAATGAGTGTACCCTTTTAATATGAAAAATTTTAATCATGTAGGTAGCAGTTTAGACTGTGAATTGAAAACTGAAACAGTAGATGGTAAGAGGATTTATGAAACCCCTAACGGCGATAAGTATATATCAATCACCTCACTTTTATCAAACCTCTCCAAAGCTTCTATACAGAAGTGGCGAGAGCGTGTTGGAGAAGATGCGGCCAGAAAGATTACGACCCAAGCCTCAAGAAGAGGAACCAGCGTACATAATATCTGTGAGTCCTATATCAAAAATGAATATGGACACTTAGATGGTAAGATGCCTAATGAGATAGATTTGTTTTCATCTATACAACCATTATTAAATAGAATTGACAACATTCATGTAGTGGAAGGTTCTATGTGGTCAGACCATCTCAAACTTGCAGGAAGAACAGACCTCATTGGAGAATTTGATAATAGACTTTCAGTTATAGATTACAAAACTTCTAATAAGAAAAAAACATGGCAAATGTGTCATCAATATTTTATGCAGGGAGCATTTTATGCGGTGGCATATGAAGAAAGAACAGGAATCCCTGTAGATACTATTGTAATTATTATGGCGGTTGAAAATGAACAACCATTATTATTTGTAGAAAAAAGAGATGATTGGATTGAACCTTTGAAAGAAGTTATTACTAAATATTCATAATTAAAGAATTTGTTTGATGACCTGTAGGGTAGCTAAGTAAGACGCGGGTTCGATTCCCGCCCGTTCCACCAAAGGAGCATAATGGAAAACTGGGCAAAGTGGACTGTAGTAGCATTGTTAATATGGTGTGGAATCATATATGCAATAGTATATTTTGGTCTTTTGTGATTCTTTGATGGGGCGGTAAAGGTATTCGATTGCTAGTAAGAGTAACAGAGAGAACAAATAGGGTGATGACCAACATCATAAACTAATCGCAAACAATGACGATTATACACCCGCATATCAGTATGCACTTGCTGCGTAAGATATAGCCGAGTTGGGGTTGTCACTTGGGAACAGAAGCACAACCCGCTACACAGAAAGGATAACCATGGCTGGTGGTACAATTAATGAACCCACAACCGATAAACAAGCTTTACTTACTAAAGTAATGTTTGAAAGAGATATTCAAAAGGTAAATGCTCCTCCACACTATTTTGACAGAGATGGATATGTGATGGAAACTGAGTTAGACTATAAAGATTTTATTTTACCTTATGGAGCTGGAAGATGTAAAGTATCATGGCCTGACGATAAGTGGAAATTTGAATGGAGTTAAATGGCTGAATATAAAATTGACGAACCTTGTGAATTCGTTTACAGGGTAGAAACAGTTTCAAAGGTAGTTGATGGTGATACATTAGATTGTGTCTTTGATTTAGGTTTTGATGTCATGGGTAAATTTCGTGTGAGACTATTGGGTATAGATACACCAGAATCAAGAACAAGAGATTTAGAAGAAAAGTTCTATGGTTTAAAATCTAAAGAAGCTCTCAAGTCATGGGTACATTGGGCAATCATGTCTGATAGAGATGATATTGAAATTCAGATTAGATGTCCAGAAGCAGACAGTAGAGGGAAGTTCGGAAGAATACTTGGAGAAATCTGGATTAACTGTACAGAAGATGGACATGAATTTGGTGGATGGACAAACGTAAATAAATGGATGTGTGAAAATGGACATGCAGTAGGATATCATGGACAAAATAAAGATGATGTTCAACAAGCACACATGGATAATCGAGTACTTTTAGAGGAACAAGGAATCAAGTACAATGGTTAAAGATTTTAAAGAATATACTAAAATTACAGAAGGTAGGGAAGCATATATTTTTGATACCAAACCCAAAACCCTTAAAGATGCAGAAGACCCAGAGGTTCAAATTTCAGGTTGGGGTCGGATGCTTTTAAGTCAATATAAAGCACAATTTGTTCGTGCATCAGAAGATTTTCTGAAATGGGCAAAGGGTGGAGATTATGAATGGATTGAAAATAAAATGAGTTCTTATCATGGGATGATGGAAGGTATTCAAGAAATTGAAAAACAAATGGCTAAACCAGCATGGAAGAAAAAAATAACTATGTTAAAACGAGCAGGTAAATGAAAAAATTTAATATCTATTTACAAGAATCTAGTCTTTCGAGATTATGGCGTCATAATGAAAAACATGATTGTGGTGCTATGACCGCATTCCGAAATGCCGAGGGTTGTGGTTTTGGTGAAAGATATTCTAATGCAGATAATAAAAAACGTAATAGGTCTTTATTGGCTAAACTTAAATCTAAAGGATACGGAGCCACTACATTAAAGGGTATGTATCCAGAGGGTGGTACAGTCGGTAAAGAGATTAGTTATTTTGTTGTTGATTTAGATGATTCTGGTCTTTTAGAATCTGATATGAAAAAATTTGGTGAAGAGTTTGAGCAGGATAGTGTTTTGTTTATTCCAAAGGGAGCAATTCAAGGAACAGATAAAGCATATCTTATTGGAACTAATCGTTGTAAGAATAATTGGCTCGGACATGGTAATACAGAAATTTTTAATAAAGGTAGGATGGGTTATGATTCCCCAATCTACACTTCTTATGTTAATGGCAGACCATTCATCTTTGAAGAAGTCGGTGATGAACATTTAAATCCTGGCAACGGAATGGGATGGTGGGCATTGAATAATGTAGCCAAAAAACATTGGAAAGAAATACAACTTTAGGGGAAATTAATGGCCATAAGTATTCCAAAAAATTTAAGGAAGAAAGCTCATGATGAAAGATTGAGTGATAAGAAAGTGAATACCATTGATGAAATGGTTAACGCTTCGGAAGAGGCATTATGGGAGAAAAATCCAATGGAAGCATTAAAGTATGAGAAAGTGGAAACCAGAAAAAGATTAAACTGGTGGGCAAGATTTCTCATATCATTGATTATAGTATGTACATTTTTATTTTTAATATGGTTATTGTTTTATGGGGAATTACCACAAGATAGTCGCGATTTGGTGAACATTATGGTCGGGGCCTATGTGGCCGTATTAGCAAAATCAACAGATTATTGGTTCAAGGAAAAGGATGACCCTGAACATAAAGAAGGGGAAGGTATAAATGTCTGATTTAAATGATTTTGGTTTTAGTACTGTAAGTGCTGATGAATATGCAGCACAACAGACACAAACAGTAGACACAGCTAAAGAAGTTGTTTCTACAGCTACGGCCAGTATGAAACCAGAACTAGAAAAGATTGGCTCAAAGATTGCAAGTTTAACAGATAATATGCGAGTTATGAGAGAAGAACTTGATGACCGCAAAGAAGAACTTAATGATAAGTGGGGTCAAAAAATGAATGAGGTAGAGGAATTGATTCTTCCACTTCTCAAGAATCTTGCTAAGGATGGTGACAAACGAGAATGGATTCGTTGGCCGGGAAGAACAGATATCCTTAATGCACAGATAGATAAAATTACAGCAGTCACTAGAGGTGACTTTTAATATGGCATATTCTGAAAAAGTATTGGAGCATTATGAAGAACCCAAGAATATTGGAAGTATGGATACTGGGAGTAACAGGGTCGGTACTGGCCTTGTGGGTGCTCCAGAATGTGGCGATGTAATGAAATTACAAATAGAGGTAGACGATGAAACGAAAGAAATCGTGGATGCCAAATTCAAGACTTTTGGTTGCGGAAGTGCAATTGCGTCTTCTAGTTTGGCGACTGAATGGGTTAAGGGTAAAACTTTGGATGAAGCAAGTACAATTCAAAATACGGACATTGTTGAGGAACTATCGTTACCGCCGGTTAAGATCCATTGTTCAGTCTTAGCGGAAGATGCGATTAAAGCGGCAATTAATGACTATAAAAATAAACAAGAAATGAGGTAATAATGATTGATTATATCATAAGTAGTCTGAAGGGAATATTTAATAAGTCTGAAAAAAAGGATTATGTTTTAGAAGAAAAAACTGTGGAGCGAAAACCCAAACCAGTTAAAGTAGGAAAGAAGAGTAAGAAATCTGTAAAAAAATCTGTAAAGAAAAAATGAGGTAAAGATGGGGTTATGGAGTAGATTTACTGCATGGTTATCTGGATGGCCAGAGTCTGCAGAAGCGAAACATGGAAGGTCTAATCATGAAGAAGACCTTTTATTTGCAGAAGCTGAAATGAAAGCGAAAAGTCATAAACCAAAACCAGTAAAAGGATTAAATCCAAAGAAGAAGAAAAAGGCAACAAAGGCAAAGAAACAAGGTAACATTAATTAATTATGGCACGTGAAGAAACTGAAAAGGAAGTTAGTAGCCTAGAAGATGCTGGATATCACTTATTAATGAAAGAGGTTGATACTTCCAGTTGTTCATCGGCAATTGAGTGGATACTAGAAGCTAACTTTATTACTACAGAAAAAAGACTTCCAGAATTAAATTTAGTTATATGTAGTCCAGGCGGAGATTTAACATCTTGTTTTGCACTTATTGATGTAATGCGAGGGTCATCAATTCCGATTAAAACTACTGGCCTTGGATTGATTGCATCATGTGGATTACTTCTCTTTATTTCAGGAACAAAAGGAAAAAGAACATTGACACCGAATACATCTATTTTATCTCATCAATTTAGTTGGGGTACATACGGAAAAGAACATGAACTTTTTGCTGCTCAGAAAGAGTATGACCTAACAACCAGAAGAATGATAGCACATTATAAAAGATGTACTGGAATGGATGAAGAGAAAATTCGTAAATATCTTCTTCCCCCACAAGATGTGTGGTTAGAGGCTAAAGAAGCCAAGAAATTAGGAATATGTGATGAAGTGAAGGAGATGAATTAATGCCATTACAAACACAAACATCAGCAGAGTTTTTTACTAAAATACAAACATTGGTTCAAGAAACAAATTTAAGTTATATGGATGCCATACTTCATTATTGTGATATGAATAATATGGAGCCAGAAACTGTAGCCCAGTTGGTCAATACCAAACTCAAGGCTCAGATAAGGGAAGAGGCTGAAGAACTCAACTTTTTTCCTAAGACTGCCAAGCTTCCAATATAGGTCGCTTGACAAACCTTATATATATGTTATAATACTCTTATACGTTAATACACTGCAACACACTAAAATACGAAAGGATACTATGTCAACATTTGCAGAAATGAAGAAACAACGTAAGTCCAACCTATCTTCTCTTATTAAAGAGACAGAAAAAATTTCCAACCCAAACACTTTCGGTGATACCGATGATCGTTTCTGGCGTCCAGAATTGGATAAGTCAGGAAATGGTTATGCTGTTGTCCGATTCCTTCCAGCTCCAGATGGTGAAGATTTGCCATGGGCACGTATGTGGAATCATGGTTTTCAAGGCCCAGGCGGTTGGTATATCGAAAACTCTTTGACTACTCTTGGTCAAAAAGATCCAGTTAGTGAGTATAATTCACAACTCTGGAATTCTGGTATTGAAGCAAACAAAGAGATTGCTCGTAAACAGAAGCGTCGTTTGAATTACACATCTAATGTGTATATCGTTAAAGACCCCACTCATCCTGAGAATGAGGGTCAAGTAAAACTCTATCGTTATGGTAAGAAAATCTTTGACAAGATTAACGATTTGATGAATCCTGAGTTTGAGGATGAAACACCAGTTAATCCATTTGACCTTTGGGAAGGTGCAAATTTTAAAATGAAGATTCGTAAGATAGAAGGGTTTTCTAATTATGATAAGTCGGAGTTTGACACTCCTAGTGCTCTCTTGGATGATGATGCACGATTAGAAGAAATCTGGAAATCAGAATTTTCTTTGAAAGAGATTGTATCAGAGGACAAGTTTAAGACTTTTGAAGAACTTAAAACTAAGATGGATAAAGTTCTTGGATTGGGTACTGAGGAAATCCCTGCAGCATTTTCCTTACCAAAAGATAAAGAAGAGGATGTACCATTTGATGGTGGTGTTCCTATTAAAACAGCTCCTAAACCTGCTGCAGAATCAGAAGATGATGACGAGGCTTTAGGATATTTCCAAAAACTGGCTGAAACTGCTTAATCTATCCTGAGAAAGCTTTCAAGGTAGCGTTTTGATTGTGAGGATCATCAGCACCTACATTAATGTCCGTCTTACGAGTTAAGTTGGTATTTGAATTTGTTGATGCATCAACTTGTGTTACATTAAAAGTCTGACCGCTACCTTGTCTTGCCATTATTTGAGAACCTGCTAACATTCCTACAGTTGCTTCCATCTTTTTTATTTGTGATGGTGTCAATTCACTTATAGCTTCCACAGCATCTGAAATTTGATCACCATCTACCCCCACCCACGATTGCATTGCTTTACCCAGTGCATCCACGCCTGGAGCAAGTTTTGCTAACTTATTTGGGTCTTTAATTCTATTTTCAGCTTGAGCCAGACCTTTAAAGAATTTTCCTAGATTATCTTCTCCCATTCCACCAGTTATTGCATCCATATCTATACCAGCGAATGATTTCATTGACTCTGCTAGTGGGGCAATACCTTTTGAGACTTCTTTAAGTTGATCTGGTGTAGCTGCTTTTTGTAAGTTTCTGTAGGAGATTCCTTCAAAGAAATCATCTATATCATCAAGGTTTTCAAAATCTATACCTTTGAGACCAGACATTGCTTTTCCTAGAGGTTCAATTCCAGCTGAAATTTCTTTTATTCTTGTAGAATCAATGTTAGCATCTGAAGCTCCTATTTTTTCAATCACCTTTATGAACTTTTCTATATCGGTTTTACCAGAAAAGAATCCTCCTTCCAGTTCAAAACCACCAAATGCAGCTATTCCTTGTCCTAGAGGTCCAAGGCCTTCTCCAAGTTCTTTTAATCTTGCTGTATCAATATTTTTATCTTTTGATATTGCAATTATTGTATCAATAGGACTTTTAACACCAAAGAAAGAACCAAGAGCACCAACAACACCACCAACTACACCAACAGCTGTTCCAGCACCAAAGGCAGCAATTCCTACACCTATACCTGTAATTCCTTTACCAAGTGCGATTAATTTATCTGCATCAAGGTCTTTTAATTGTTCAAATATGCCCGCACCCATGGCACCAACAAATCCACCGATTGCTCCTCCAACATTAATAAGAAGTGTTTTTAAATTACTTCCATCACCACCACCTAAACTTGCAATAAAGTCCGCAACTTTTAATCCAAGCACAAAGGCAGCAAGACCAGCACCTAATGCACCCATACCAAGTACAGCAACCTTCACTCCAGCTGGACCCGCAAAACCTAAGGCCCCAGCTGCTGTTAATACTACACCAAGAGCTTCAACACTAATTCCTTTAAACGCACCAAGAACATTAGTCATTAATGTATTAAGACTACTACCATCCAATCCAATCAAATCTCCAAGTTTTGCAAATCCTTCGGCTGCAAGAATACCAAGAACAAAACTAGCAACACCACCACCTATCGCTAACATACCCCTCATAACAGCC